ATTTATAATCGTCAAATCAAAATGTACTTATTTATAAATCAAATTGTACATAAAAAATAACACTCAAAACTAATGTTTTTTTATTGCATCTTATCATTATCTTTGTCGCGCCATATATATATTTACTGCTTATTTCAAGTACTTTCATAACTTATGATGTTAATCGTGGAAAATTACGAGCTTTAGGTGTGAATACTTGATCACCATTAACAAATAAAACAGGATCAAACTTAGCATAATTATATAAAAATATGGAATTGCAATGATATGTTGAGTATAACGCGCCACCTCTGTTAAATAGAGAAAAAGAACCTCCTAAAGAACCTACAGTTCCTGATATCGAAAATTTATTACGAACAATTCCGTCCATTAATGCCATAGCGTTAGTTCCTTTAATGACAAGGGATAATAAATGCCATTCATTTATTGTAAAATAATTGTTCAAAACACCTTGTAAATAATTATATGAACCTAAATAACGCCTTGCAAAAGCAATAGAAGTTCCAGAAAAAAAAACTCCCCAAAAATTATTTGTGTCTACATATTTAGACATTAAATAAACCGTGCCTGCAACAGAGGGTGTATTAAACCATAAATGAAAGGTCATGTCCGAATCAAACCCATATTCTTCTACATTTCCTTTAATATTTAATGATTCATTTATCGCACCATAAACAGAAATTTCTGTAAAATTATAAACAGGTGCATTTGCTCCTTCAACAGCTATGTTTTTATTCCTAACATCATTCCATTGAAGTACATTATTACTTCCGTCTAACAAAATTCCCTGCCGACTAAGGACGTTTGCCTGAAGCTGAAGGATTGGTGACTTTGTAGTATCAGCATAACCATAAGGCAATGATGCACCTGAGCATATGCTACCTTTATTAATATTTACAATCTTATTATTTAGCGTTTTTATAGCCATTATTGTCCTTGTATTGTGGGTATTAAGTTTTCAATATCAGTATCTAACAGGCCAAGTAATTCAACCAGGTGTAACCGATATGCTTCATGGGCATGCCACAATAACCACGCTTGACTTATGTTAACTGTTCCATCTTCATTGAAAGGAAAGTAATTCTCAATTGTAAAATACCCACGTTCATTCTTATTATCATGAATTCCTTTAATGCTTTCCTTAATGAAAGGCAAATTTTCCTTAGTATATTTCAACGGATCAGCCATGAAAATATATTGCATCTTTACGCTGTGATCAAGGTCTACTGCCATATAAGACATGGCTTTTACATAACAATTAGTTATTTCACTATTGTCAGCGATACGGAATAATGGTTTGTTGAATTTTAACATGATTTCTATTTTTTTACCAAATTTTAATGCATCTAATCATCAGATCAATAACAGCACTTCCAACAATTACTACGAATAAATTCTGATCGGCTGTTGAGCTAAAATATTTTAGCAATACTTCACTTGTTAAATCTTGGTCTCCACTTGCTCCAATTGCTACACTCCCATCAATTATATCTACTCCTGTTGTAACTGTTCCCATATTAAATGAAGTACAAGCATTTCCGCTTTTTTCTTTTGCGTGTATATCCGCTATCTTATATCCTGCTGGCACGTAGATAGGGAGTTGATCGGCTGTTGAATCCAAATTTGTCACAACAAGATTTAAAATTAAATCAAATTCCTCCTGTGGTTGGTCTATTCTTTTTCCACTTATGGAATCATAAGCAGGAATAGAACCTTCTTCTTTCAATGTTTCATCAACATCTATTAATGCCCCAAATCTTCCTGTTACTTCCGTAGCAACACCTGAATCATCTCCAACATCAAACCCAATAAAATTAAGTGCTGGTTCGGTTGCCATTGGTGTGCCATTATCTTGTATTTCATGCCCACCTGATCCACCTGAAGGTGTGGTAAACTCAAGCCCATCTTCAGTACTTTTTACTGCAACTACTTTCCCTGATTGCCCTGTATAAGCATTTGGTGTGTCTGATAATCCCAACCAGGATGATGCCGCACTATATATCGTATCAAAATATGCCTTTAAATTAGTTTTTAGCCCGCCAAAAGTCAGTTTTTTAAGTACCCAGGATGCAGCACTATCAATCCATCCCATTTCATCGTCATCGGCGATAGTAGCTTTCACGGTTGCGGCATGAATTTCAGTTGCTACACCGGAGGCTGCCTGTCCTGAATTTACCCAGGCTGATGTATCGCTATCCCACACCCAATATGTGTCGGTTGTGCCTACCTGGGCTGACCAGCCATCAGCACCTGCCGGATAGGCTGCAATTAATGCGGCCTCAGTAGCATACCATCCTTTGTATCGCTTATCTTCAACTACCTGCCAATCGCCATCAATCCTGGCATATTGATTTCCATCTTGCGGGGCTTCATCAATTTTTGCATCAAGCAAAGCCTGTAAGCCATCAACTTGCGCTGCCGGTAACGTATCTTCGCTGAGATGAAAAAATGAATCAATCCAATCGCGGAATTGTGCCTGTGTTGGTTTTAACCCGGTCTGAAACCAGCCTTTAATCGTATTTCGTAATTGTATAGACATTATGGTAAATGTTTAATAACTATGTAGCCTCTATTCATCGTATCATCATCAAATAGCGAGCTGTCAAATGCTCCTCCGGTTAACCGTTCAAGATAAATTAAGGTTTCAGAGATGCTTGATATACATACCTGTATATCCCCGCTAACTCTTACCGTTGGGAGAAGATGTCCTATTGTCATAGCATCATTATAAATAATTCCTTCAACTTGTCTTATTTTAGACAAATCCAAACCGTGAGCCACTGCTATAAACTCATCGCCGTCTCCAGTGGTTGTATCCATGTCCCATGGCCCTATTTCAATTGTGGTTTCAGTTAACGGAAGCCTTGTATTTATTGCATCAATAAGCGTATTTAATGCCTGATTGGTTTTTATTCTTGCTGCATCAAGCGCTCCCCAATTGAAGTTTAAAGCCGGGTTGCCGGATGTACCAAATTCGGCATTGTAAACGGTTTCCTCACGCGAACCAGTACCCACTGCAACTACGGTAACGGTTTCTTTTATCTTTACTGTTGTACCGATTGCTCCGCCTGTAAATGGCATTAAAATGCCATTTAAAACCATATACCCCGATGCTGCAGATCCTCCTGTAACTACGCAGCCGCTTAAAATGTAATTTACACCTGCAATTGCACCTAATTGCTCTAATAATGCATATGAGGATTGCATAAATGCCAGTGCATCTACTGTTAATGCAAAATCCTGTTCGCCTGCTAATTTTAAATTATCCATATTTTTAAATTGTTATAATGTCGTAGCGTTTGCTTGCTAATTTATATTTATTCAATAGTGATTCCATTTGATATAATTGAGCCTCTGATACAGAAAATGGCACATTTACAATAAAATCATATTCTCCTCCATTATAGGCACTATCCTGGTAAATTAATAACGTGTCGTCCGGGTCGGGCTGCAATAATATTTCTTTTAAATCCAAATCGGGATATAGTAAATTAACGGTTAATCCCCCGGCATTTACAACAGTAATTCGCCTTTCGGTAATATCAAATGCATCGTTTAATACGGCTCTTATATAGCACACCTGGCTTGAATGATTGAGCCTGTAAATATTATCATTTCGAAAATTGGTGAATAAATTATAAAGTTCCTGAAATGGCCATAACAAGGCATTAATAAAGTTTACATTAAACTCTGTTCGTAATGCCGGATGCATCAACCAATTTATAATATTAGCCCAGTTAATATCAAACATTTGCCCTGTAATTTATTGTTAAATCAGCATCATCAATTACCAGGTAACCGGCCTCTGGTATTATCTGGGCATCGATTATGGCATAATCATTTGCCCCGAATTTACTCTCTGCACTCAATATCGTTGGAATATCTATACCGTTGGTTGCCTGTAGAGCATCTACTAATTCAACCAGGATGAATTTGCCGTTAAATGGCAGGTTTTTTATAAATTCTTTCACCGTATCTTTTGCCGGCTCAACCTCGCTATCAGAAAGTAATTTTCCATTAGCGTCGAGAACTAACGGATTATACCATATATCCATGACCAGGCGAAGATCATCGCCAACCTGACTGATGTAATCAATAATAACACCGGCATCTTTCACATCTTCCATAAATTGCTGAAAGGCATCATGTTCGGCCGTAGTTAAGGCAGCTAATTCGTCGCCGTTAAGTTTTGCTGTTTTCATAATTAAATGGCCTACATTTTCTGTTACAGCCGAATTGCTAATTATTTGCTTAGTTTCGTCAATTACATCATAATAGTCCATGTCTTCAGCAAGTGCATCGCCGTACTGAAATTCCTTTGCTTTGTTTGCATACCAGGTTAAATTATGGGTTGCTTTAGCCGACAATAAAGCATTTACTTCATCGTTGTGTTCATCAAACAGAATTTCGTGCAACCAAATTGCCACTGCAATTACATAACTAAATAGCCTGTAAATTGCAGTTTTACTGGTACTGTTCAATTTTGCATTTAGTACAGCATCAGCTGCAATGCTATCAAGTATTCCCTGGTGTATTTCGTTTACGGTTCGTGCCATTTTAGCTAACTTTAAAATCAATTGCAATAGCCCAATACCCAATGCCTTCGAGTACTGGTTCGTTATTTACCAACACCGCATTACCGGTACCTGGCTTTGTTTTTTTGTTTTTCCAATAATCAACTATTGATTTATTGCTTATGTTTCCTTTGGAATTTAAAATTGTTCCCGGAAGTAATATTTCTGAAGCACTAATGTTGTTTCGTTTAATCAAATTTTGCAGACCTTCAACGCTGCCAAAGGCAATTATTGAAATGTCAAATATATTTTGATTGCTTTCAATGCTTAATTCTTGTGGGGCCTGCTCTATTATGTTTGTCAGGTCAATGGTTTTCTCTTCCGAAAAATCAAGACTATCGTCAATAATTAATTCGGTACCTGCACTTAATTCACTTGAAAAACTGATTGAATTGTTTTTTTTAACCAAAAAATACAAACCATTGATGTGGCCATACACGCGTATGGCTACATCAATGATGTTTTCATTTGGCCTTATGCTTGCTGTAGTATCCACTAACTTTTAGTAGAATGTTTTCCACCACCTTTTTTTCTGTCAGGCACAAGTACATCAAGTGCTCCTTTTCCTGCCTGAAAAATTGCAATTAATGCCTTCATGATAACATCATCCTTCTTAGATGGAGTTAAACGTACAACAAACCATATCAGGGGAATTAAACCACCTGAAATCAGCACAGCACCATGTTCCATTAAAAATTCTTTCATTTTTTCCTCCTTTTTAGTTATTAATCAAATTCGTCAAGTATAATGTAAGTAACCTCTATGCCCTGCTGTAGCAATGGGGTTACCTTTTCATAAAATTCTTTGTATGCTTCCCTGCTTTGGCTATTCCTGAAATCTGCTTTTTTAATGTGTGCATTAAAGCCAATTACCTGACACGCATCTGAATCGCCTTCATCGTTACCAATATGTACATATACATACTTAAAATCGGGTACATCCATTAACTGAATATGCCAGGTAAACCAGGGGAATAACTTTCTGTACTTTAACGTTAAGGGTGATTCAACTTTTCGTAAAGCAAGCTTGTATTTGCCTGCCGGAATTCTGGTTTCTCCTTTAACTTTAAATTCACGAGGTTCATCCTCTATAACGAATGCATACGGCTTACTGTCGATGCTCATAATGCCCAATGTTGTTTCATTTGTATGATAAACTCTCTTGTTAATTATTTTCATATCAGTAATTTGGTTCGTAATCTAATGCGTAATTGCCTTCTTTGTCAATATCAAAACTGTTGTATTTGTAGCCATCGCCTTCAATCTGCACTCTAATTTCCCTTTTCATTTTGTCAATTGACGTATCTTTTGATTTTAAATAGCTAACTAATCCTGCCCCAACCATTGGAGACTCTTTAAATGTGTTTTTTGCAGATATAAGAATTAGCTCAACATGTTGCTCGTCGCTATCGCCGCAAACAAAATCACCATTTGCGCACAGCGGGTTAAAATCGGTGTCTAATAATATATCCTGGCGTAGCATTAGTGTTTAATTTTAGTGTTTTCTATTTCTTCCAGTACCGTTGATGTCAGAGGTATCACGTCAGGGATTGGTGTTGGTATGGAAGGAGGCCCAACGGCTGCCGTTGCATGCATATGTGCGTTAAATGCATTTTCAAGATTATTTAATTTCTCCAATATTTTACCAACTATTGACATTCCACCATTATTGCCACCGTTTATTATTATTTCATCGATATTATTAGTTGACAATACAAATGCATCTGTTGGGTTGTTTTCTATAAGTGCACATAGTACCTTACTGCCAACTGAAGGATAAACGGTAATAACATTTTGCCCCGCTTCAAGTATGGCATTTAAACGTGCTTTTTTAAGCTCAGACAATTCACCTCGGTTAACATCACAAGTGTTTGCACCTTTATCAACTGAGGTAACTTCACCTTCAGTTATAAAAAGAGGCAACTCCTTTTTTATCATCTTTTCAATTAAATCCTGTAATGTCTCTTCCAGTTTCATACTTTATAGCTTAATGTATTTTCACGTTCAAAACCTGACCTTAAATCATACCTTATAATGGTTTTTTCAATAAGGTATTTACCTTCCATATCCTGGACTGCATTATTAATTATCTTTAAATTGTCTCCTGCATGTGTCCTGGGCAATGCGAATCCTTTTATAGAACCGCTATATCCATTAAAAGCAAACATCTTATAGTCCTTTTCAACATTCTCGATCAATTCAGCTTTTGTAATTGATTTATAATTACGGGTTCTCAATGTTGCATCTGTATCCTGGCTTCCAGTTTCGTAAACTATTTTTGTACCATTACGCTGGTTCGCAATACCTTTAACTCGTAATTTTACATCTTCAGCTCTATGATATTTTAAATTATTCCCTCCTGCCTTTGTGTTTTTTCCGATATAATAAACATGGTCAATTCCAGTTCTAAAATCGTAAGGCCAATAACATTTCAATGTATTCTCAGCCTCAATAATTTTCGCATAAAAACCATATTGTTCTACTATTTGTTTTAGTACCCTATATGAGCTTGAACCATTAATTTCAAATTGACCTAAGTTGACATCAGCACAATCTATTGTATAATTTGAAGCTACATACTTTAAAAGTTCTTTAAGTGTAACAGCTCCCCATGTTTTTTTGAATGAATTTCTTTTTAATGGATAAAATTCATCATCAACATGAATAACAAGTGGGGCATCAGCTTCAATAATATCAACATAGCCTGTAAATTCAGTGTAGTAGTTTCCATTAGTACCAAGTTCAATAATAACTGCATTGCCGGACTGGATGTAATCAAGCACGCTATTATCCTTAAGAAGCTTGTAATTACGCGGCAGGGTAATTATTGCCTTATCGCCAAGTTCCTTCACCGATTCGGAAATAACAACCCGGCTCACCTGGTTAAAGATGACATTACCAATAGTCACTCTTGCGTTTGGCTCGTAATACATTAGCTCTTAATTAAGAATTCAGCTGCTTGTACAGCTATTGCATTTACATTAAATTTAACTGTGTCAACATATCCCTCAACAAAACTGATTTTAAAATTACTGTCGAAAAATACTTCCATAATACCCAGGGTATTGAACAGCTCTCCTTCTACTTTGTAAGTACCGTTTGCTTCAAACATTTCATGCAACAGCTTCAGGAGATCACCCGGGTAATTATGTTCCTCAACATCAACTAAAATGCCTTGTATGTTAATTTCATATGGCTTATTACCAAAGTTTTCAATTACATCTGCATTGCTCCGGTCTATGGCCGTACGCACCACATATTTGCCACGAGTAAAGCTTACCATTGGCGGTGGTGCAATAAACTTTTTTGCTGCTCCTTCGGTTTTTTGTAAAAAAGGAAATGCCGGTACGCCTTTTTCGAGTTCGTCTATGCCAAAGCTGTATCTTTTGCTTGTTAATTGGTTTTCAAAAGTCATTTGGGCATAAGCGCTTTCGCTTGCGGCGTAAACCGGTATATTTAAAAACATTTGCGGCTTAATAAAACCTTCCTGAATTAAGCGAGGAGCTACTTTCATGGCCATATAACCAAATGCGCTATTGTACCTCTCTAATATTTCGTTAAGTATTATTCTCGCCATTTTTTATACCTAATAGGCCCTTTTCTGCAAGCCAGTGAATTTGTCTCAACTTTTCCATCCACACATCATCTGACAACTGTTCAGGGAATGGAATTTTAAAATAAAATGAGAGCAGAGCATTACCCCTTCTGATGTAATTTGATACCCAGTGTTCGATGCTTTCGTCATCATCAACTACATCTATTCTGGGGTAATGCTCTATAAGTTTTTTATGATTGCCTTCTGTATTGGCAAAATTTCTGCTATGGCATTAAAGCATGCAAGAAACTTGTCATCACTAAGCAATACCTCTTCTGTGTGCGTTAACAAACAGGCTTTAATTATAATCTCTTTTGCCTTGTCTGGTTTTTTATCCACCCATTTCTCAAATTCGCCCATAGCTACACGGTCGGGAACCCGAATAACTACATCAAAGGCGTCAAATACATCGGCATCGCTCGAAAGGGTTGCCAGTTTTATTTTATTTTGTCCATATCGCTCCTTCCAGGCATTAATCATGTCGGTGGTAACACCCTGCGGTAACGATAAATTTGATTGATTTGCTTTTTTTCCGTCCATACTAATAGTTTTTTGAAGTTTAAAAAAAGCCTCTCGCTACACGAGAGAGAGGCTTCAAAAGATATACACAATTAAAAATAAATCACGCATTATTGTAATCTATGCCGAGCACGAATAGATTATACTGTTTTTTCAAATCCATGTCGCCTCCAACGTCTCTTCCCTGGTTCATGAATTTTACGGTTAAGGTATCATTCACAATGTCGTTGTTTTCGTTGGTGAAGGTCACGTTAATGTCAAAAGGCTTTACCCTTAATAAATTGCCGCCGGCTGCTTTTTCAATTGCGCTTAGGCTTGCTAAGCGCAAGGTCATGGTTGCAGAATCATTCACCTTCCCCATGCTGTAAGAAGTCTTTTCATTGCTTCCCAGCGAAAAGTTACTCTGATGTTCCTGCTCGGTATTGTAAGTAATTTCAGTTACCTCGTAGCTGATACTTCCAAACATAGCGATATGTACATCGCCACTATCATATGCTTTTCCATTTCTGTATATCATAACTATAAGGTTTTGCGAATATTAATAGTTGCATTAATTTGACCAACCACGCCTGTAGGTACCATAATAAAGCTGGTAATAAGATTCTTGTCTCCGGTTAACAAATCAGAATTAGGATTAACAATTGTTTTACCTCCTGATAATTCACCGGCTGATAACATTTCATTAAAGGCTCTGTTGCCAATGCCCTCAAAGTACTTTATCATGCCGATTGTTAATTTACCGGTTTTAGTATCTGCTGGTACTGTTGCCTTAACCTTTGGCAAAAGGTATTTTCTTATTAGCCTGGCTAATTTATTAAGCGTTGCACTTAGGGCCATTGTGTGTATGTTCATGTTATCATTAGCATCAATTACAATTGGTGCACAAACATGATCATCATTCCACCGGTATCCTGAAAACCCTGTATATGATATACCGAATATATAACCCTTTTCGTCGTAGGTAGCAAGGTCATCTTCAACAGCAGATATTTTACTATGATTACTTAATCCGGCTGTTAACCAGGTAAGTAATTTGGTGTCGCTTAAATCGAGGTTATCATCAACGCCATCTTCGCCAACTTCGCCAATATTGAAATTAACCGGAATTGATGCCTTAGTACCTAACAGGGTTCCTATATCAGCATAGTTCTGATATTCACCCGCGAGTGCATCAGCATAATCCCAATCCTGTCCTATGCATAGCGAAACATTATTATATTCAACCACCACTGCCTCAACTTCTATTGCTCGTAAATCCTGCATGCTGGCAACTAAGCCATTTACTCCCCTTCCTTCAAGTATTACATGAATTGGCCTGTCGGTAGTGAATGCCCAATCTGCCAATGTTTGAGCCACTGGTATTGCATCAAGTACAACTTCCTCAAGTCCGTTAACATAGGCAGGTGCGTACAATGCCGGTGTATTATAACCAACGGCCAGGTAGCGGATGTTTCCGTCAGCTCCTGCAATAAGGGCATGCCCATGATCTGTCATCATTGTTTCCATGTCCTTTGCAGGATCGCAAAACATGATATACAATTTAGTTCCATCACCCGCCATACGGTAGAATTCTGAAATATGCCGGTAAACCAACACATCGTTAGCAGAATCGTAAGCAGCATTTATTCCATGATCCTCAGCATCCTTGTGTTTTTCCAACAAATACACTGTGGCCAGGACAATACCTGTTATACCGGTAGCCGGTGCAATTGCAGGGGCATTAATAAGCAAAGCTGATACACCATCAAGGTTTTCAACATTTGCGCCAACACTTCCCTTTTCAACTATTACACCTCGTAAGCTTCCCATAATTATTTTATTTGTGATTCAACAATTTCCCTGGTGAGCGTTTTTACTTCCTTTTTATCTTTTACAGATAATTCAGCCAGGTTCTGGCTTAAGAAATAATGACCTTGCTTGTTAACAAATAACTGGTTCACTTTGTATTTGTTCATCATGGCAAGCTCATTTTTTGCTTTTTTTAACCCTTTTGAGTCGTTATCATTTATTTCCGTAGAAATACCTGCATTTACAACAGCTTCCTCAATAGCGGTTTGAGTGTCGGCAATTTGCTTTTTTATTGCCTCAATGGCGTTTTTTGCATCTGCCTTATCCTTTTCGGTTTTGGCAGCCTCAAGTTTATTGGTTGCCTTTGTTAAGGCATCCTGTAATACTTGCAATTTTTTATTTAAATCTGGTTTCAACATTTTTAAATTATGTTAAGAAAATTTAATATTATGGTTATCATTATTGAGTTTATACCAACTGCTATCGATAGAATAATTTTGTATTTAGTTTCTACCTTACTAAGGCGAACGTGCAAATCAATGTAATCGCTGCTTAACTTATTAAGCACATCATTCATTCTCTCAACATTTTCGGATAGGAGGATAAGAAGCTCACGTTGCGTGAGCTTATTCTTATCCACCACATCGCTATTGGTATGGCTCATAGCTGGTTTTTTACTGTAAAACCTGTAAGTGCTGTTTACCTAATGCTGCCTTGGTACTATCATTTCCTTGTAATGTTCCCTTCAGGTATTGCCAGCCAATTTTTGTAGACCCACTATTAAATATAACAGTAGTGTCGGGCGTTGACAAATACCAGGTTGCTGTATCAAGGTTGTAATAGGTTAATCCGTCCAGGGAACCAGCTAAAATAAAATAAGCTGTGCTATCGGCCAGTACTGAATCACCAGACATTTGGTACATATAGGTGTAATTATACGGTCTTGCAACCTTAAACACCTTACTTGCAGTTACGGTTGTACCTTCAACAGTGTCAGTATCAAAGGCTACTGCAGTACGATATACTTCCGTTTTATTAAAAGCAACATCGTACGATTGGGTAAATGCATTCGTACCTACAAGCATTATGGTGAATAATACGAGTACGAATGCAAATGATTTAGTTTTTTTCATAGAGCTATTTTTTAAATTAAACAGTTGCTGATATAATTGCACCTCTGGCCTCTTCGCGAGTAGGAAGATAAATTGCATTATGCCTGAAGTTAATGAGGTTGCGTTGATACAATGTATCGCTCTTCGCTTCGCTGTAATACATTTTAGTCCAGCCAACAGCTTTTGCAACGCGTTCCATGCTGAAGAAAATGGAGGCCTTGTAATCACCCGCTTGGGCAACGGCACCAAATGCAAGTTTTACTTTTGTTGCTACCGTGTAATATGGATTGCCGGCATATTCGTACAACTGGAACCCATATAAATTACTAACCTTACCGGTGGTGTAATTGTAATACTGATCCTTAAATTTCTGATCAGCTAACAACAGGTCATTTACATGATCACCACAAAGAACAAGCCTTCTACCATCTTCCGGTACCTGTAAATCATCCAGTGCTTTTTTCAGGGTGATGATATCAATAACGGTAAGCCTTTTTCTTCCTGTGCCGTCATTATCACCAGTAGTTAATAAAACAGGCATATTTGCGTTTGTAGCATCTGCCGGAGCAAATGAATGTATCGCTTTCTGGAATTTTGTTTTATTAATTGCTTTGGCGTGCTTCCTTTTTACTGTGGCAATCTTATCATAACTCAATGCGTATAACTCGTCATCTGTAACGGGCGTTGCTTTGGTCTGAAATTTGTCAAGGCTGATAGGGATATCTTCCTGGTCTAACACCTGAATAGCAATAGGGTAAGTTGTGTTATTTATCAATACATCCGGCAATACACCCATATATACCAGGTGAATTACCTGCATTTCGTCTCCTGAGTTTGAAACATAACGGCTAAAATCCTCAATTCCGTCCAAAAATGAGGCGTTCTCAAGGGTACTTAATTCCTCCTTAACCTGTCCTGTCCATACCTCACGGTAAACAGTTGCCATTGTGATGCCGGCTACGTCAAGTGGAATAAACTGGGCTGCAAATAATGCGCCCGATAACAACACAGGATTAAAACCACTTATCATGGCAATGCTACCTCCTGCAAACACACTCACAATGAGTGAAAACAAAATACTTACAATCAATTTGGTTCTCATTTTTTCAATTTTCAAGGTTAATATTAAATTTCAGTCTCTTTACCAAACTTTGCTTTGTAAAGGGCCTTAAATGTTTCCGGATCGGTCTTGGCCATTGCCTCCAACTCAGCCGATGCTTCTTTTTGGTATTTATCCCAATCCCAGCCTTTACGGTCGGGTTTTGATCCATTACCTTGCGTATTTTTACCATCAAGTTTATCGGTAATGGTCTGATAAACCTGCATGTCGTTAAATATTGAGTTCAATTCATCCAACCCAATTTTTTCACCCCTCACAATATATTCCTCTCTCTTTTCCTTGCTTATTTTAGATGCTGAAATAGCAGCATCAACAGCCGATGCAATAGAAGCCTTTTGGGTTTCCTGTAGCTTTCTTTCAGCTGTTTGAGCCTGATCTTTGCCCTCCTGTATTTTTGTGTCAATAGCAGCCATTACCTGATCGTCAGTACTGGCTTCGGTTACGGTTGTTAATCCGTATCTTGCAATAAGTGCCTTTTTGTCCATTTCGTTTTTGTTTTTGTTTGAATTTTGAGGTATAGTGAGTGCAACAAACTTGTCATATACTGCTTTCGCGCCAAGCTCTGCCACTTCTGTTTTGTTCAGCAATGTGTTGTCTTTTGTTTTTGTCTCAAAGATGGAATCAACCAGTCCAAGTTTCAAACTTTCTTCAGCATCAAACCAATAGTCGGTACCATCCATCCAGGCATTGATTTCTTTTTCTGTTTTCCCTGTTTTTTCTTTTAGCTTTTTATTGAAATTTTTCTCCATCGATCGCAATAGTTTGGCGTATTGCTCCATGTCTTTGGCTGTACCATCAACTCCACCGCGAGGTGCGTGAATCATAATAAATCCATTTTCGGCTATATGTACCTTGCCACCGGACATAATAAGTACAGCACCCATGCTGGCCGCCACACCGTCAATATATATATTTAGGTCGCCCTTAAATGATGACAGGAAGTTGTGAATCAAATTTCCATCAAAAACAAAACCACCATAGGTATGCATGTGCAAATCGAGCCTGGTATATCCTTCGCGGGTAATTTCATTCAATGCATCAGATACGGTGCGGTAATCAAAGTAATACCCACCTATGTAGCCATAAATGGTTAGAATAACCTTGTCAATTAATTTATCCAGTTTAAACATGCCTCTTAAATTATCATCATAACGTTTATTTTAAATATTTCATGTTTCTTCCATGTAAAATGCAAAACAATTTTAACACGTTTTGTGCACATAATCTATTAATTGTCTCATAATGAGATAATTCTATGCTGTATTAATATATATATTTAATTTTTAAACCATAATACAACACCTTTACAATTAAATAATTGAAAATGGCTAAGGAGAAAGAAAAAAAAATAGCCCGCATCCTTTATGTTGAACAGCAAAAAGATGCAAAAGAAATAAGCCAGCTTATAGGTGTTAGCGAACCTACGCTTAGCAAGTGGGTTAATGCTTACGGCTGGAAAGATCAGCGAAACGCACGTACCAATACACCGGCTGCCCGCATTGATAACATAAAACAGATAATCAATGATCTTTCTGAACAGCGACTTGAGGAAGCCAGGACTTTAAAGGAATCAGAAAAAACAGGAGATATTGAAGAGTGCAAAAAGCTACGTACACGCATTGCCCAGATTGATGACGCGGTTAGCAAATGGAATAAAACACTGGAAACAGTAAACAAAGATAACCAGGTTACCCTGAGCACTTATATCTCGGTTATGGAAATGCTGTTTGATGCCCTTAAGCAATTTGATGAAGCGCTTTTTTTTCAAACCCTCGATTTCCAGGAGATTCATTTAAATCATATTTCCATGAAATTTAAATGATATGAAAATACAGGATAAACAAGCTTTAGCCAGATACAAGGAAAAACTCACCCTTATTCGCTCCGGACAGGAAATTTCTGCCAATGAAACAAAGGATGAGCAGAAATTACGCATAGAAAAAGCCAGGAATGATTTCGGTTTTTTTGTAAATACCTATTTTAAGCATTATGCCGATGCCAAAAGCCCCTGGTTTCATATTGACCTGGCCAACAAGGTTAAGAAAAACAAAACTTGCCGGTATCTTGTTCGTTGGGGCCGTGGGCTTGCAAAATCTGTTGTGTGCGATACATTAATACCGCTTTGGCTGTGGATTAACGGCGAAGATGTGTACCTGGTTATTGTTGGCAACAATTACGATAAAGCAACCATACTGCTCGGCGATATACAGGCCGAATTTGAAGCAAACCAAATGCTTATACACGACTTTGGCGAGCAAAAACTTGAAGGGAGCTGGACTGATGGTGATTTCTGCACACGCGATAACCGGTTTCTTGGCAAAAGCCTGGGTATGGGCCAAAGCCCCAGAGGGTTGCGAAAAGGCAAAAAGAGGCCAAACATTTTAGTTTGCGATGATCTTGAGGATAAAGATACTTCCCGCAATCCCAAACGACAGGATGATGTAGTTACCTGGGTAGAGCGCGACCTTATTCCAACCATGGACGGCGAAACAAGAAGATACCTGCATCCTAATAATGATCCTTGGCCCCGCTCAATTCAAAACCAGCTTCAACAAAAGCATCCTAACTGGAAAGTGCATCTTATAAAAGCTTACAACCAGGAAACTTACGAGCCTGCATGGAAGGAAAAATACCCACCTTTCTATTATCAGGAAGTTGAGGATGACATTGGCTCATTGGCAGCTCGTGCTGAGTATAATCATGAGAAGCATATTGCAGGTAAAATTTTCAAAGATGAAATGATTCAATGGGCCAAACCTCCTGCTTTTAATCACTTTTCAATTATAATAGGCTTTTGGGACGTTGCATTTTCAGGGCAAAGCGATTACAATGCCGTAAAAGTATGGGGATTGCATGGCCGTAACTTTTGGTTGTTGAAGGCTTTTGTTAAGCAATGTAAAATGGTTACTGCCATTAGGTTTATGTACGATTACGAAGAAAGCCTGCCCGATACGGTGGTAATTCACTGGAAGGTTGAAAGCCAGTTCTGGAATGATCCACTTCGCGATGCATTAAAATTAGTAGCTGAAGAAAAAAAACGGCCACTAAACATAAGCATTGTCGACAGGCCAAAAATGCGCAAGTATGACCGTATTGTTGCCGGCTTGCATCCGTATTATGAAAACAACCGCATATATTACGACGACAGGGAAAAAGCCAATAACGATATGCAGGTTGGTATTTCGCACCTTAAGGGTATTGAACCCGGTTACAGCACCCCTGATGATAGCCCTGATGCTGATGAGCAGGCTATAAATATGTTAAGCACTTATGTACGCACCGATGCATTTAGCCCGCGTACAAAAAGCAAATCAAGTTTACGTCAATATTCTAAAAATCGTTACTAATGGCATTTATAGCAGACAGTGATTACAACGTCCAGATAAGGGCTGAAATATCAAAAATTATTGATGAAACCACCGAAAAAACAAAGCTTAAAAGAGCTGTTGACATGGCGGTGGCACAAATGAAAAACTACCTCGGGGGCCGCTACGATGTTGATGCCATTTTTATTGATGCTCCGGGAACAGGCGAGGAAGATCTGCGCGATCAGTTTATTGTTATGTCGGTTATCGACATGGCCCTGTATCATTTGTGGAGCAAAGAGGGCGGTAACAACATCCCAAAAACAAGGGAATTGCGCTATGCCGATATTTTAGACTGGTTAAAAGCCGTGCAAAAAGGGGCAGCAACAAACTTACCATTAATTGTTGACGATGATGGTGAAATGAAAAGCCAGGTAAAAATAAGCAGTCAGTATGAACGTACAGATAATCGTTATTAATTATGATAGCAAACTACATTACAACCACTAAAAGCTATTTGTTCGGGTTAATTAAATCTGAAACAAAGAAGCCCAGTTTGGGCAAAAAAAGCAACGGCATAGTAACCCAGCTTATACAAGAGTTTCAGGACAGGAGCCGGTCTGATGTTAAAAAATGGAGAGACGCGCTCCAAACTGCCGAAAATCCTGAAAACCCGCGCTGGTTTCTTTTGCAGGATTTGTACGATAACCTTATGACTGACGGTCATCTGATGGCTAACATACAAATTAGAAAAGCTGCTGTAATGGGCGGAAGGTTCTACATGCGTGACATCAAAGGCAATGAAAATGAGGAAGCTACACAGCAATTACAAACCGAATGGTTTTATAACATCATGGAGCATTTGCTCGATGCTGTTGCTAAAGGTTATTCGGTAATTGAATTGGTTGATCCGGTAACTATGGCATGGCAATTAATACCGCGCCGAAATGTATGCCCTCAAAAAAAACTTATTTACTTTGAAGTTGGCGGCGATAAATCAATTAATTACACCGATCCGGCATTTGCCCGCAATGTAATTTACCTGCATAACATGCATCCTTATGGTTACATGAATGATATTATCCCTCAATTAATATGGAAGAGAAACGCCCAACAGGTATGGGCCGATTTTTCGGAGCGTTTCGGCATACCACTGGTTACAGCCGAAACCATGAAAACCGATGACAAAGAGCTGAGCATTATTGAAGATGCCTTAAGCAAACTTGGACAGGCTGCACAAGCTGTTTTGCCTGAGGGCACAAAAATTACCATTCACGATGGAAATACCAAAGGAGATCCGCACAATGTTTTTAAGGAGCAAATTACGGTTACCAACGAAGAAATGAGCAAACGCATACTTGGTGGCACAATGATTACCGATAACGGCAGTTCCCGAAGCCTGGGCGAAGTGCATGAGCGTACGCTGGATTTTAAAATTGCAGAATCTGACCGGCGGATGATAGAGTTTGCTGTTAACAATAAGCTTATCCCTCTATTGCAAACCTGGGGATTCAAATTTAACGAGGGCGATCGCTTTGTTTTCGACCGCTCCGAAGAGCTTGGCCTAAAAGAACATTGGGAAATTGTTAGCGGCGCATTGCAACATTTTGAAGTTGACCAGGAGTGGATTGGACGTTATTTTAACATACCTGTTATTGGAAAAAAAACAACCCCGGTTGCCGGGGGAAACGGAATTACGGCAAATTTTCGGTAGGGAGTAATCCAAGGGCAACAATTGCTCCCCAACATAAGCCCGCGCTTTATGGCGATATTTGTCCGCATTGCAGCAAATTGCTTCCGGTTAACGAAGTTGATTTGCCACTTAATTTTGACAAAAACCTGAACCGCGAGATAAAACGCATTATTGACGATGTTTATGCCGGAAACATTATAACCGGTAATATTGATGCCAGGCTTTTAAAATTAGTTGGCTCGGCTGTCGAGAGCCAGGTGATATCAGGTTACGGAAAATCATTTGCCAAAGTTGATTATACCACACCCGATGCAGAAATGCTTACACGCTTAACTCGTGATGTGTGGCAGTTTTCAGCCGCAAAAAATTACCAGCAATTACGCGATACTACCCTGGCACTAATTGACGAATCAGGGAAGGTCAGGAGTTTTGCCGATTTTAAGGATGCTGCAAAAAAAATTAATGGCCAGTATAACCAAACCTGGTTAAAAGTTGAATACGACCAGGCTCTTGGTGCAAGCACAATGGCATCTCGCTGGGCTGAGTTTAAGGCCAATGCCGACACGCAACCTTACCTTAAATATTCAACCGTTGGCGACGATAATGTGCGGGCAGAACATGAGTTACTTAATGGCATTGTGCGTAAAATTAGTGGCGAGTTCTGGAAACAATACTTCCCGCCAAACGGCTGGCGGTGCCGTTGCAGTGCCGATCAGCTTGCAGGCAGCACAGCAGTTGAAACAAAAGATATACCCAATGTGCCGGTACCTCAAATGTTTAGAACCAACCTGGCCGAGAAAGGGCTCGTTTTTCCTGAAGGGCATGCCTATTATGAGGGAGTACCTAAAACGGTATTGTATGCAGCCATACAAACACTTCCTGATGAAGTGGCTTATAAAAGTGTATATGTTAACCAGGAGAGCAAAGGCAGCGTTAAAATGCACTTATTGCACGGCATAACAGAAATGGAACAGAATATTGCTATTGGCAAAATACTTGCCGATGATGGATATAAGGTGAAATTGCTCCCGATACTGAGCTTGGCCGATGATGAATTACGTAAGCAATTGTATAAAACAGAGGCTTTTTTCCCGGGCAAAAATCCTGATGCATTGGTAAATAATGAATTGTTTGAATTTACAGGCCTTGAAAATACCGATATGAAACATTTGAGCGGTAAAATTAAGGATAAGGCTATGCGCAATACCAAACAAGCAAATAATTTAATTGTAAAGCTTACAAATGGTATGAACAATTTTGAAATACAGCGCGTTGTTAACGGCAAATTTAATATTTCAAAATCACTTAATAAAGTATGGGTTATTAATGGAAAAGAATTGATTAAAATGCAAAATCCGAATTACAAAAAGTAACCCGGATTTTGGGTGTCATAGGGACGAATCCCAACAACAGTACAAATATACAAATTTTTAAATAATAAACAATATGGACGGATCGGCAAAAATTCAACTTATCCTGGAGCTAAAAAACCGAATGAAAACCGGGCTTAGTAAAGCGAAGGAAAGTGTTAATTCCAATGTACGCGATATAAAAACCAGGTTTTCAGAATTTAAAATTCATGCGGTTGATTCTTTACGATCGGTAGCTGGCGAAGTGCCTTTTATTGGCACAGCCTTTAGCTTGCTTAAAAATCCAATTACATTGGCCACGGGCTTAATTGTGGGTGTTGGAATGGCATTAAATGCAGCCACTGTTGAAGCTGCCAATTTTCAAAAGAATTTTAGGCAACTACAAATGCTAAACCTCGATAAATCAATTGAGAGTATGGGTAACCTAAAGTTTATGGTCAAAAATGTTGCATTTGAAAAAGGGTTTGACCTAAATAAAACTTCTACTGCTTTTTTTGATGTTCAATCTGTTACCGGGAAATATGGGCATGAAGTTAAGAAGATAGTAGCACAGCAAGGAGAATTTGCCAGGTTAATGCAAGCCGATTTTAATAGCTGGATAGAAGGTACAGCTAAAGCAATGGCAAACTATGGCTTTGGAGCAGAAAGGCTAAATGAATTTAACAGGGCGGCATTTGCAACCGTAAAAACAGGTGTTACAACCTTTGACCAGTTATCAAAAGTAATGAGCGTATTTGCCGGTTCAGCATCATCTGCCAAACAAGATTTTGCAGCGGCAAATAAAATATTTTCATTATTTACAGTTAAAGTGAAAAGTGTTGATGAAGCTGCAACCCTAACTAAATCATTATTTACAGATTTAACCAAGAGCAGTGTAATTAAATCGTTTAAAGACATTGGTATAAACGTTTACGACAATAACAATAAATTTAAACAAGCCGATGCCCTGTTGCTTGAATTAAGTAACAAATTTAAAGATTTGGGTGATAACGATGCAGCATTAATTAACCTTAAAAACCAATTTGCAGGATCTGAAGGGTTAATTGCATTTATTCAGGCGGCAATGGGCAGCACAGAGCAGCTGCAAAACATGATAAACAGCTTTGATACTTCTGGCCTCGATTTATCTAAAGCGCTCGAAATATCTAAAAAAGATATTACATATATTAATGAACAGCTTGAGGCGAGGTTAAAAATATTAAAAACAGACATTGGTGAATCATTGTTGCCAACAAAAATAGAATGGGCTCAATTTAAGTTAGACTTTATTGGCAATACAAGATCGTTTTTAAATCCAACAGGAGCAGGAGAGCGATATAAACAACTTGGTACTGATTCTGTTCTTGAAAAATTTTCTGGAATAATTAACGATCCGGGTAAGTTTAAAACAACAGAATTTGATAAAACATTTGGTGAGCTTAAGTCCCTACGAGAAATATATCAAAAATCATATGACGAAAATAGAAAGTACAAGGGTAATTTTTATGAATATCATAAGACGTATGAAAGGTTTAACGCATTGTTTAGCAAAGGAGCCTTAGAAACAATTGATGATGTTTACTCTAAATTGTTAGAGTATCAATCAAAATTACCTCAAAATCATGACGATTTGTTAACAGGTAATGGTAATGCCAATAATCCGGATGATATCAATCCATTAGCATCCGATTCAATTAACAAAATAGTAGGCAGTGCAAAGCAAATAAGAAACATTACCGTAAATATCGATTCGTTTAACAAAGGAGGAATAAACACCCAAAATACCAACCTTCAGCAAATGGATGCCGAGCAAATTGAACAGTGGTTTAATGATATGATGTTGCGGGTTATTCGTAACGTTGAATTAAGTTATTAACTAACATGCAGGAATTAACACCATATTTTAATATGTTAACCAGGGTAAGCAAAATCATTGAAACGCTTCCCCGCAGGGCTGCTACCGTTGCCGTTAATTTTAGCAAGCAGCGGTTTACAGCGCAAAACTGGGTTGATTCCAATACGTTGCCCTGGAAACAACGCAAACCTATACGTGGCGAAAGCCGCAAGCGTGCCGGCAGGGCAATATTGGTTGATACCGGAAGATTACGCCGCAGCATACGCACCATAAGGGTAACTACCAATTCGGCCACAATTGGCACCGATGTACCTTACGCGCAGGCTCACAACGAAGGCTTTCGGGGAAATGTAAGGCAAAGCGTAAGGGCACATACAAGGGCAAATAAGCCGGTTAAGGCACATACAAGGGTAATTAACCAGAATATTCCCAAGCGCCGTTTTATGGGCAATTCTGCCGTATTAGAGCAGCAATTGCAACGCATGATGACAAGTGAAATTATTAAAGCGATTAAAGGATAATATCAATCACAAATAAAACTACTGATAATGAAAAAGAAACAAATGAAATCTTTTCTGAAATTAAAAAAATCTTTCCAGGGTTTTCTCCGCATGGTTCTACCCGAGCTTTACGAGCAATGGCTTGTAATATCTTTTCCTTACCATATGAGTGCAGCCGGTTATGAAGCGAAACTTGAAGATATGATGCAGCAATTCCAAAAAGGAGTGACATGGATAGTAATGTCATGGCCATCATATATAGATAACCTGCCTTATGAGTGCTATTGCCATAAAAAGCAACTTGAAAGCCAAAAATTGCAGACTGAATTAAAAGAAAGCCACGCATCCACTCAGTGCGGTATTTGTTGCCCTCTTTGTTCATGTCGTAGAGTTTGTTAAACTCATTTTTATAATAATCATTATCAATATCCATAACTTTTTTTAAGATAAATATAATGGAAATAATCTACAAAAAAATCATCGACACCTTTAATGATGAAGATGTACAACAGGTATTCATCGACCGAAGCCTACCGCTTATTAAACAAATTGATATTAATTACGGCCAGCCTGAGAACCCTGAAGCTTTTGAAGTATTTTTACCGGGCATATATGTAAGCTGGAATATTTCCGAGCTGCAAAGCAACGAACCTAATTTGCTTACGCTCGATTTTCATGTATTGCAAGAACCCGGGGCACATACCGAAAATTACAGTACCCGCCTTACCGAAGGTTACGAGTATATACTTATGCTTAAAACCATAAAATATATACTTAACAAACTAAGGGCCAGCAATACAACCGGGTTAAAATACATAGGCGAAAGGCCTAATGTTACTCCTTTTTTCAGGTACCATATACTAAGCTACCAATGTTTTGTTGATAAGGTTGACGATAGCTTTACAAAAGGCAGCACAAGCAATGTTGAGCTATTAGATATGACCTTAAGCGGTGGCATAAAATACAAAGAGACTCAATTACCAACTGATATTGATACTTTTTAAATCATAACTAAAAATTACAAAATGGAAAACGACAAAAAACAAATTACAATTAACATTGAGAAGCTAATTGAGAAAGTTGAGATAACAACTCATCCTTGCGTTGAATGTAATCACGCAAATGAACACCTCGATAAGCAGTTTGAGAATTTGGAAGAGCGTTTGTTAGGATTGCTTTTGAGAGTTGTAGAAAAAGCCGGAGAACAAATTAAATAATATAATAATTAAACCTATGCATCCGGGTTATTGTGCGATGCGTAAAAACTATATATATGAACCTGCAAGGAAAAACAGTACGGTATAACCTTCCCGAAGGCAAACGTTACTTAAACAACCACCAGGCAACATGCCCGGCCATAGTGGTTACCGATTGGGGGCACGAGGGTAATGAACCCATTGAAAAGCGTTTGTTAAATTTAAAAATATTATTAGATAGTACAGAAATTGATTGGGATACTTCTGTATGCCATGCCTCAGTTATAGAGGCAGGCGCATCGTGGCAATTGTATGCCGATTAAAAACATTACCCGCTAAGGGTGGGTAATACGTGGGAAACAAAAAAGGGCTTCTGTTTAAGGAGCCCTTTTTAATTTACGCGCATTCGTTTAATATATTCCGCAAGCGGTACAGGTTAAATATAACCTCTCCCGGGTGGTTTGCGCCCATCGGAACCTGTCCGTCATTTTCTGCCATTTGCATGGTAATAATGTAATAGGCATCGTCAAGCATGCTGGCCAGTTGAGCGGGGCTTATCTCTGAGTTTAAAAACTGCGTAAGCTTTTCAAACTGTTTTATCGTTATATCATCCATTATTTGCGCCCTCCCATATCTTCAGCAATAAACATTATTTTTCCCTGTTCTTTTATCACTTCACTATATGCATCCAATACATCGTCATCGCTCATCATGTCTTCTAAGTTTTTGTATCCCAAACATAATGCAACATCTTCAGCATTAAATAAAACTTCACCATTAGATATGCGGCGCGTTATATGCACGTTAATTCCATTATAATCAGCTTCAAAATACTGAAATTCATTATCTTGTCTTATAAAATTAGCATCAAACATAACAACCTCCTTTTTATAAGATTAATGATAATTGATTATTCTTTCGCAACAGGTACTTTTCGCGCTCTACTTTTAAATGCTTTTGCGTTTTACGTTGGCTTACCATTCCTGCAAGGTATAATGCATAAAACTCAGTTATCTGCCAGTAGCCATAATTATTACTGAATTCCTGTGGATTATTTCTCCTGCGTGCAGAAACGGATCCGCTGGTGGTACTATAATCGAGTTTTTTTAATACTTCAATGTAATTATAAACAGGTTTGCCATCAATGTACACCGGCTGTAGGCCCATAATAGGCATATACCTGTTTTCTACGGCTGCATGAAATACCCTACGGTAAACCTCAAAAACCGGTTTTACTTTTTTAGCAATGAAATATTCCAAACACCCAACTGAAAGATAGTAATTTTCTGTTGGCCTACCTGGTTTATATTTTTCCGCATTTCTGCGTAAAAATTGATTTTCAACAACTTGCATGTTAAAATCCTCATTTTTAATAAAATCAGATTTTAAAACCCGCACAGCCTCTTCTTTTCTTCTGTAAACCAGGGGCCAAACTTCATCCAGGTTAACCGGAAACTCTTTGCCAGATTGTTTTAACTCGAACACTTGCTGAAAGTAGTTCTTTACCTGCTCCGGGGTGGAGCTTTTTGACAACTGCAAACTCATGGTTTGCTTTTCATTCTTTTTGGAATTCATTGTAAAAGAATTTAAGTTATTAAATGGGCAAAGCCGCCTTAGGTGTGAATTCCAATTCGAACGCTGGGCGTTGAACCAGCCAGTTCTTTCGTTCTGGCCACCGTAGCAGCTTTGCTTTATTTTAAATAAACTTTGTTCAAAGGATTTGCCCCTTGTTCAAATTGGAATTCAGGAGCAAATGTAATAATTATTTTTTTATTTTCAAATTGCTAATTATATCTTCAATTTCATCTTCAGTTAAGCGTTCCTTTTCCTGTTTAAACTCGTGTTGTTTTTTATTAACAATCTTGCTGAGATCATGGGAAATTACAAACAGGGTAATCATTATAATAATTAACAATAAATTGGTAAAATTAATCGAAGGATCAGCTACATGTAGTGGGCCAGAAATACTGCCATTATTAAATTCAACAGCTTCTAACCCGCATGCTTGTAATCCTGTTATTAGCAATAAATAGATAAAATTTTTCATAATTTCTAAGTATTAAATTAAACAATAAGTGAATATACAAAAATGAGTTTTAAATAAGGTTTCAAGGCTATTGTATTTGTGTTTAAATGTTTGGTTATTACTTTATAAAAACTGATACTATACAACTTCATTTGGCTGTATAGTCTCAACTGAGTTGAGACTATACGGTAGTTATGGGCAATTAGTCCCACGGATTTTCACCAGCTATTTCAATAAACGATTCTTTAAGTTCTTTTACTTTTTCTGGCAAAATTGTTTTTAATTGTTGAATATGAAATTCTGCTGACATTGGCATATTTAATCCATGTGCCAAACTGTCGATTGAATCAATCAATTGTCCTAATTTTTCAAATTTATCATCCATTGTTTTAAATATTAACTGCCCATAACAAGCGGTATAAGCAAACCGCCAATGAGCGTATTATTAATTTTAAGCTGTCTAATAAGGCGGTCAGCTCATACCGCCAGCCGTTACCGCCCATTTAAGAGCGCAAAGAGTCCTGCCATTTTCTAATAGCTTTGACCAGATTTTGAACATTCTTTTTATGAATTTCAGGGCATTTGTTTTTTCTAATACCATTACGGTCGCCTTTATTCAAAAATCTACTTAGTTCAGACCAATTTATAATGTTTTCAGGCTCAAATATTTCTATAAAAACATTTGGGTAGTTCTCTGAAATCCAATTTACTTGTTGAGCTTCAGAACGGAAATCCCAATCACCTGGTAGGTGTGGGATTCCTTTTTGCTGTAAAAATTCTCTTTCGTATCTCATTTTGAAAATTCTATTGAAAGTTCATTTTCATTACAGAAAGATTCAATCTTTGCTAAAGTTTCAGGTGTACAGTAAAATGAAAAGTTTTCCCAATTCATGCCATTCCAAAAACCGCCCCATTTTACATTAGCTACGTAAAAAGAATCTTTAATAATACCTCTTAAAGCTTGTAAACAGTTAAAGTTTTCGCTGTTTGCTGTGTGTTTTTTGTAATTTGCTTTCATCGTTTTAAATTTTAATTGTTAGTATTAATTTGATGAAGTAAAAATACGCAATTGCGTAATACAAAACAAGCTTTTTTTAATTTATTTTACTCAATTGCGTAATTTATTTTAATTCTAAATAAGAACGCAAAGAAAAACGGGCGGTAACACACGGTATAAAACAGTTTGGCATCCGTGGTTAATCGAGCGTTTCAGCCAGTTTCAAAGTCCGTTTATTTTGACAGGTACGAACATCGCAGCCCAACCGATTTCATACCGCCATCGTTACCATTTATTTAAGAGGGACTGTAAATATGATAACCACGTCTCGATTTTTCTTTTTTGTAATTATACTTTACAGCCCAAAAATCAAGCATACTTTTATTGAATTTCGATAAATTGCTTGGAGCTTCAAAAGCTTCGCCTAACTTCATTTTTTCGTGTGCTTCATCCCTTGTTTTTGCTATCATATCTAATTTGTTTACTTTAAAACATTAATATTTCCAATACTCCTGGTTAAGGTATGTACTTGGGTATGCCATCTGCACACCGTCGTTGTAGCATTGTTGCCTGTATACAGGTATATGTGCAAAAATGCGGGTTTTGTCGGCCTTACTTAAGCGGTTCCAGGTGTTTTCTGTCATTTTAAGTTTGCCTTTTTTATTGCCATATTCTTTCCAAAAACGCTCAAAACTTAAGTCCGGCTCAACTTCTTTTATTTTAATATCCTTAAAAGCTTTTAATTCGGCAAGCTGTTCAAGTGTAAAAGGAAATTTTGTGGTTAACCATTCAAATTGCTTTATGGCTAATTTTGTTTTTAAAACATATTTGCACAAATAACCTTCATCGTTATAAGTGAATAATATTTCGCCATCAATTTTTGGGCTGTAAAAAACAAATTCTCTCATGTTATTCATTTTTTAAAGGAGTTATTCCGTACACATTGTCGAGCAGCGTAAGCTGTTCAATGGCTTGTATTAGCTCCTGTTTTTTTGTTTGTATTTTTTCAAAATCTTCATACGCCACTTCTCCAATGCAACCGAGGGTATATTCAATTTCGTTTACCTTTTTATTAAGTACACGTATGGCATATTTAAAACTCATAGCGGCGTTTTTTAAATTAGTGAAGTTTCTTCTAATTGCTTAATCGTAAATTTGTACTTTTCAGTTGCCGTGCGTTCAACGGTATTGCTGCGGTTAGTGTTTTGGTCAAACAAAATAATACGTGCGGCCCGGCCTACTATATAGCCTCTTTTTTTTAACGTATACCTATATGCATTTTTTGATGGTGCCGCTGCAACTACCTTTAGTTTTGTTTTTTGCTCTAAGCCAAACAACACCCGGCGTTTTTCTGCAGTAACCGTAAGGCGGCGTTTTTCGGCAGATTTTCTGATGCGCTCCTGGTTTCTTTTTTTGCCAAGTCTTTTTGCAGGTGTAATTCCGCTTTTAAGCCGGAATTCTGCGCTGCGGGGTATAATATAACCTTTGGGCGGCCAGTTGTTTCTTTTATTTGCCAAAACGGCTTCTTTAGAGGCATTTAACTGACATTGCTGCTGAAACTTTTTTGTTTTCTTAAGTCCGGCTTCGCGTGCAAAACGGTGCAATGTTGAGTGCTTTATGTTCAACTTATGCATAATTACATCGTTTTTAGTGTTCTTAAAATGGTTAATAATCCACTTTTGTTGCTTTTCGGTTAAAGCCATTTTATAAAGCATTAGCAGTTTTTTCGTATTGTTTAATCAGGGCTTTCGCTGGTATGCGTAAATAGCGGTAATAGGTACTTTGGCTTATAAAAAATTGCGGGTTTACAATATTATCGAATACCCATTGCTGGGTTACACCTCGCCGTGTATGTTCGAGTGTAATATCCTGCACGGTTATTATTTTACGCAAGTAGTTAACGTTGTAGCCTGCCATTATTCAATAATTGAGTTTGTATGCTTAATTTCCTTTATTTGTAAAATGGTATCTAAAAACTTCCAGTCAATTTTTTTTAACATGGCACGGTCATCTATATACCAATCGGCATATACTTTTCGTGGAGCTATTTTAATGCTTTTCACATTTTCGTTTATGGCATGAAAATAAAGTCCGTTTCCTTCGCAGAAATATAAAGCTTCAAGCAGTAGTTTATCCTCACGGCATGTCCAGAGTATTAATTCATGCCCTTTAAATTGCCATTTTTTCAAGGTTTCGAAGGCATCGGGCAGTGGGTTGCCAATTTCAGGAAAACGGTGCTCCACTATAGTGCCGTCAAAGTCAATTGCTATAATCATAATATGGCCTGTTAAATATTGATGTACCTTTAGTATATGCCTCATAAATTATGAGCATAGCTTCATATTCCTCTTCGGTTTCAGAGGTTGGCGCAAAACGGTGTATTCTAAACACCTGTTCAAATGCAACCTGGCAATGCTGCCTGGTAACTTTCTCGAGCAATTCTTGTGCAAGTTCAACAGAAGGGATGCTGCTGCTACCTTCCCATCCAATGCGCTTGCTTATGTCACTATAAACGCTCATCGCTTAATTTCCATTTTAGCCGGGTTAGCCTTCTTTTTTAATATCTCACGGTTAACCTTATTTTTTAATATCTCACGTTGCTTTTGGGCCCGCTCTAACCTGGAATCGAACCTGCGGCCAATTTTCGACAATGTTTCCAAATCTTTAAGAGTAATTCCAATAAGGTTGGCGGCCTGGTAATTAAAAGTGGTTTTGCCATTTTGGTTGGTGGTACAAAAAATAATAGTATTGGCAATGGCTTTTAAAACCAGCCTTTTCTTTTTTTTACTGAATATTATTAACATTTATTTTAGTTTTAGTTTATGATTTAAAGTTTAGCGACTCCCGCAAGAGAAGCCGCTAATAATTACTATTTATCTTCTTTCACTTTAGTTTCAATGTCTTCCAGTTCAACCGGGAGCGATGCCATTGATAATATAATAGCCACATCTTTGCCCAGTGTATCTTTTCTAAAAAACGATACGGAATAACTTATATCCCTAACCCGGTAACTTTCCTCAAACAGTTGCATTGCTTTCTGCCACCGGCTGTCTTCGTAATTGTCACGAATTTTTAAGAGTGCACCAATTTGGCCGGGGGTAAAATCACCGGCTTTATTACGCGATAATAGTGCGGTAATAGTTCTGAATGTTGCCAGGTCGCGCTTTTTCACCTGATCTTCAAGAAAGTCTTTTAGCAAGGCTTCCGCTTGCGATGCACGTTCGTCATATTCCGTGTTAATGTTTCGGTCAAGCCTCACCATTTCCTGCGACAAACTGTGGCGCAACGAAAAGCCACCCTTGCTATTGCTTCTTATATCGCCATAATTATTGGCCATATCACGAAATCCTTCCAGTTTATTCAGCACAAATGACTTGAAGTCTTTTAACTCGGCTTCCATGCGTTTTGCTTTTATCATCACCATTTCAATGAGATCATCACGAGTGCTTTCGTAATCTTCTCGTGCTTTTTTCTTCTCAAGCTTTTCAGCTTTTTCTCTTTCTGCCAGTAGGGCCTTTAACTCCTGGCTTGTAAGCTCATTTGCTTTTTTTGCAGTTGTTTCCATTTTTCTGTTTGTTTAAAAATTAATATTTACGTGGTAAAGTGTATGTTTCAGTAACATTCACCGGGGTGCGGTGTTCGCGTTCCTGCATTTGTTCAACCTTGTATTTGGCAATATTCAAATCACGAAGGTTCTGATCCCAGTCCGGATGATCAGAACTGTTTTTGTTAAGCCAAAGCTCAAGGTTGTTTCTGCGATTTAGCCAATGTGTAACTTGTTTAGCATCCGTTGTTTCCTTTGCATTCAATTGCTCAATTTTGTTTTTCACATCTTTTAAATCAATAAGGTTCTGGTACCTGTCCGGGTGATCTAAGCCGTGGCTTAACAGCCAGCTTTCAAGCTTATATTTTCGGTCAATCAGCCGTTTTGTTTCTTTAAATGTTTTGTTATCTGTCATAAGGCTTGGGCTGTTTTGGTTTGATAAAAACATTAATTTCTTTATGTATAGAAACCATGCCGCTTCCATTACACACGTTGCACAAGTTTACTTCCGGCTCAGAAAATTTGCCATGCCCTATATGTATGCCCGGAGTAATAATTTCTCCTTCGCCTTTACAGTTTTTACAAATTTCTGTGCTGTCAAATTGATACTTCTTTTCCATTAGTTCAAGTTTATAGAGTTTAGCATTGTGTGTTTGTCGTTGGTTTCCTTTTTTTCGGCAATGGAGCGAAGCTTCCTGCTCAATACCTTCAATTCATCAACCGTTAGTTCATATAATAGCTTGCCGCAAATACGCTTGTCAAGCATAAAGCGGTTAACTGAGCTCCAGTCGCTATTGGTTGCATATACACCGCATTTATTGAGTAATGTCAGCGCATTGCTTCGCCAGGTGCGTAGCTCTTTTGGTGCCTCGGTGCGGCTTAGCAGGCCAAGTTTTAACCGGTATATAAGATCATCAATTTGCTTATCGGTCAGCTCTGTGGTACTCTTTGCCCCATAAGCTTCCAGGAGGTCTGCTTTATTTTCAACCGCTCCCAGTTTCCAGAGTAAGCGGTGAACAATTATTCTTTTTTCTTTTATGTCCATTTTAGTAGTTTTAAAATCCATAATAATCAATAGCCCCTTTGTCCCATATGGTATAAGGCTCTCCTGTACCTCCATACCTGCTGGCTGCATAAGCTCTGTAGCCTTCAACATAAATTTTCACGTTAGCGTCAAAACGGATGCTTTTTGCTACTCTTCCTGCCGGATGTTTACCATCGGCATGGCTGACCAATACAAATAATTTAGTTCTGAATTCGTTCACTAATGCCTGGTATTGCTTATAATTCATCCCTGAATATTGAAGGCTGTCAATGAATATGAAGTCCGGTGATTTTCTTTTTTCAAGGCGCGTAAATAGATCTACTATCGGTTCCTTATCCAACAGCACTATTTTGCGCTTCACATCCTGCATACCGGTCTCGATAAATGCTTTTTTCATTGATAAACTTGCGCCTTCCTCCAGGGCATTATAACCAACCCTGCCAAACTCGCAAAGGTATTTCGCCAATTGCAAAGCAAATCTTGTTTTGCCATTCCCGGAATTGCCCCAGATAATTATTGACCCGGTGCGCTGAGGGTTTCCCATAAGGTTAAACCATTGCTCCGAAAACGACATAGGATAATGATTAGCGTTATATAACTGACTAACTGATACGGCTCTGCTCATTTGTTTTAAAATTTTCGACCACTTCCTGTGGAGTTATCACTAAGCATCTTAGTTCATCATCAACCAGGTGTTCAATTGAATCGTAACGATAAATGCGATATCCGTTTTTCATAGCAAGTACTATTTCCTTGCGTTCAAAATCGGTCACTTGCCTTTCTGCCAATATGGTGTAATGCTTCATGCTTATATTATCGCCAACTTCGTGGTAACGATCATATATTACAACATACTTACAGGTTTCACCCTTAATTTGATGTCCGTATAAAGCTCTCATAGCGCAAGTTGTTTTTGTTTTTGAAGTTCAATGTAAATTCTACGTAACGAACCCTGCGTTTTCGCATACAATGCCTGGATATCGGTTACACCATTCACCTTGCCTATCATGGCGGTTTGGTGTTTGGCAAACTCTTTGTCTTCACCATCGCCTGCAGGAGTTATCTTCTGATAACGGTTTCCGTACCGGCTGAATATTTCGGTATAACCTACTTTTTTACGTCCAATATTGCCATCAATTTTAGCTTTTAGGCCATCGGCACCCATCATGTACCAGCCACATGAATGTTCAGTAGCATTCCACATTGCTTTTAATTCGAGAAAAGCGGAATAGTCAAGATCACCGGCTTCGTCAAGTATAATTACCGGGTTTGGAATTGTTTTTATATAATAAACCAAATCTTCGTACACATCAACATATTTGCCTGAATTATTAAGGCCCAGTTCCTTTGACATTGTTCTTACAAGTTTCTGCTTGGTTTTGCATTGGCTGCAATCAATATAAACCGCATTTTTGTGCGTGCGTGCGTAATACCTTGCGGCATAAGTCTTTCCTATATCCGCAATATCGCAAAGCAAACCGCTCATTGCATTTTCCTGGCAAGCTGCCAACTGTGTAGTTATAAATTGAAATACCGGGGTATTGGCTGTTTTTAATTCAGCCTTGCTGCCTAATTCAACTGCCAGCTTGCGGGCTATGCTAATCCACTTGGCATCAGATAATACATTGTCGGTATCGCCTTTCTTAATCCGGCTTAATTGCGCCGGGTTTATGTCAAGTGCAACCGCGAACTTTGATGCACTTGCATAATTTGGTTCATTGGCCTTTATGGCCAGAACAATTTTAGTTTTACCTTCTTGTGTAATCATAATTCATATTTATTAATTAATAATCGAGATAATTTTTATTTAAAAGTCATTTAAAGCGCGTTGTGTGTAGTAATCATCGTCTCCATCAACTTCAAATCCGGTTCTGGCGTTATTATTTGGTATAGTTTCAATTGCATTAGCTTCAACAGATGAATAGTCTGTTTTCGGCAATATCCCAATAGGTACCACTTTCTTTGCCAGGCCATCTTTAACTGATTTACGTGCAGATGTTTGTCGTTTAGCTTGCTCAATACGTATCATTTCATCCTTTTCCGTTCGCTCTGCCTGTGCTTCGTTATATGTTTCGTATTTGGTTGCTGAGCACAAGAAGTTATCATCCTGGTACAGGTAAACTTTTCTTATAGTTTCATTAGTGTCTGGCAACCAGTATGCATCAACTGTATAATTATTGGGTTTCATTCTTGCCATTATGTTCATAGTGTCTATTGCATAATCGGCATACTGAACTCGCACGAAGTCGTTGTTTCTTACACTTGTTTGTGTGCGGTTACCAATGTGTCGGAATAATATTCTCTCTTGTGGTTTAATGAGTTCAGGATTGAGGTTTTCGAGCAATACCTGCCAGCGTGATTTATCTTTATGTATGCTGTGCGGGGCATTGTTGTATCGTCTTATACTCTCAATGTCATCGGCAATAAGTTGCGCAGTGGTTAGGTTTTGGGTATAGTCCTGGTTTGTTTGGTAGGCATCATGTTTGCTATGCCAGCGGCCAATGTTTGGCTGGTATTTCTTTTCGTCGGTATATTTTTTCGATTTAATGGCATGCTCTGCTCTTTTTTCTCTCGAGTTTTGCGGGTTGCAAAACCTTACAAACCCAAACATAGCATGTAGCTTATCACTTATTTGTTTCATCAGGTGGTTTTCAACTTCAACCTCGGCTGGCCAGGGCAAATCATTTGATGACAAGTTTAGATACATGTTACGGAAACAATCGTAAACCATTTCGGTGTTTTTCTCCTTGCCGTGTGTCCAGCCAATGAAGCATTCGCTCATTACATCGTATGCATAGTATGCACTTATCCAGGTACCATCCTTAGCTTTACGCGGAAGATCGCGGTCATCCATGCTTATTTTGCTTAGTGAGTACTGTGGACGGTGTCTGTGGTTGTGTGGCATTGACCTGGTTTTAAAATCAATGGCCGATTTACGTACTTTTTGAAGCTCCTGTTTGTTTTTTAGATTGTTGAGCACATTCCATACTGTTGCTTCGCTAATTTCAATTGGATTGCCGTTTTTGTCCTTAAATTTATTGGCATCATACAGCTCACCTGTGTTTTCGTTGAATAAATCAATTTGTCCGTTAACAAATTGGTTGTAATATTCAGCAACAGTTGTATTAAAGTGCCTGTTGGGCATTGCACTAATCGACATAAGCACTTGCACTATGTCATCGTTAACTTTTCGGCTGTTATTGTTATGGAAGCCTTTATGAATTATTGAAGCGTATCCTTCCTTCAGGTATAAGTTATACCTGTCTTTAAATCGCCTGATGTTTGTTGGAAGCGTATGGTTTATTTGCTCAACTCCATGCCCTTTTATTTCGGCGATGGACTTGATTAAGTGCTCCCACATCTCGGTGGTGTTTCCACCTAAATTACGTCTCTTGGCTATACGCTTGGTTATAATCGCATGAACCGCATTTAGTATAATTACGTTATTGTGATATTCTTTTGTGCTTTCTTCTGGCAGGAACCGGCCATCATCAAGTTGATATGTGGTGAAATATTCCATAGCCTCCATGTCCGGCTTAATATGTTCTTTCAGGTTGCTTTCCTGACTAACTTTGTATGGATCACCAATTTTTTCAATGATTTTGTTTTTAAATTGTTGAGGGATGCTGTCGTATGATATTAGTGCGGGTTTATGCTTAGATGGCCTTCGTTCTCTTTTTATCCACCCACGACTTAACAAATTATCATAATTAGACTTTGTTACAATTCCTTCTGATATAAGCCAGCCAGCTTCAATGCATAATATGTTATTGCAGTATTCCAATTATGGGTTTTTAGTCTTTTTTAATTCGTCAAATTCAAATATCTTATTAGGGTCTCCTCCTATTTTTTCTATTATTTTCTCCTTGAAACGCAAGGGTATACTATCATACCAAACTAAAGCTGGATGAGAATTACCTCCCCTTCTTAAAATATGGAGCAATCTTTTTCTGCTTTCTGCATCATAGATGGGTTTAGTCATTATTCCTTCACTTATAAGCCACCCGGCTTTAACACATAAAACATTATCGTAAATTTCAAATGCAGATATCATAATTATTGATTTACTATCTCGTTCTTAACTTCCTCGTATAGTTTCTCTCGTGCTTCAATTATTTTTTTTAAAATATTGATTGCTGTATGATGAAGTTTTGCGGTTGGTCTGTTTAATATCTTTAGCGTATAATCACTGGAAATTCCCATTATTTTTGATACTTCTTTTATGTCGCCCACTTCCTTTTTAATTAAAATTTGTTTTGTATTCATTTTTTGATTTACTTTTGTTAGTCTTTTTATTAAGACAAATTAAATGACATTTTGCGACTTTTCAAAATTTATAATGACATTTTGCGACATTTATTTTAAAAACATGGATATAACTTTGATAATTAACAAATTAAAAGAGCACTTGAATATTAAATTCGATAAAGAGTTAGCTGATTTCCTGGGAATTAAACCCAATACAGTTGCCACGTGGAAAAAAAGAAATACTATAGACATTGACATAATTATGTCTAAATGCGACTTAATTGATGCCAATTGGCTTCTTACAGGAAAGGGGAATATGTTAAAAAATAAATATGATTATGATTACAAAACAGATATTGTTGAAGAGCCTTCAAATATAGATACAGAATTATCTCCACTTGAACGTACATTACGATCAAAGGAAGAAACAATCAATATACTAAAGGAGCATTGCAGGATAGTTAGAAAGGATTTAGAGGAGTGTAAAAAAGCATACGATTTATTGCTTGAAAAATACCTCAAACTTAAAGGTTAAGTTTCCATAACACATATATATTATTTTTATAAACAAGTTATTGTGCAGCTAATTCGTTGTATATCTTATATATATGCTATTTTAATATTAATTATACACTGGTATTAACCCCCTTCTTATATTATATATCACCTCTTTTCTTAGTCATTTAATGTTATTATATCCCTTTTAACCTTTGTATGTTTCCTTTATTTTGAGAGCCCGTAAGAGTGCCCGTAAGAGTGCCCGTAAATAAATTACTGCATAAAATATCATTTAAATACTTCTATGTTTTACTATTAAATTTTATGCTACAAAAGTAGGTTTTCAGTAAATTACAATATAGCTTTAACGCCTATAATTAAAGCATTTTAGCTATATTAGCAATATAGTTTAACTTATGCCCTGTGTGTTTAAATAAACCGTTTAAATTGTTTAATATGAATTCAAGCAAAATTAAAACTTATGTACAATTCGTTTTATGGTCAAAATTTATAAGTGTTTGATAATCAATTTTTAGGCAAAATTATATTATGTACATTTTGTTTTGAGGGGTGTACATTTTAA